GCACCAAGTTCCGCAAATTTACCAGACAGTAGTGCGTACACCAGAGCCTCGCAAAACAAGAGCAAGGGTCGCAGCATACGAAAACAGTTGCGGATCGAACTCGGCAGCGGCAACCGCTCGAAAAACCAGAAAACTGGGATCAACACTAATCAATAAAAGGTAACCCTATGTCAGAAACTGCAAAGGCCCGTTACGCCAAGATGAAAGCGAAGCGCGACCCGTATCTCCGACGCGCTAGGGATTGTGCTGAACTGACCATCCCTTACTTGATGCCACCGGAAGGTCACAACGAACACTCTGTGATGCCCGAACCGTACCAAGGTTTGGGCGCAAGAGCCGTTGTGTCTCTTTCCGCTCGGCTAATGGTTGCGATGTATCCCCCAGGAAAACCATCGTTCAAGCTAGACATCCCACCAGAGGCGCGTATTTCACAAGGTGAGATGGCGTTAGGCTCGGACATCGTGCAGGGACTAGTGCTGTCCGAACAGTTAATCCAAGCAGAGATCGAAAGAAAACAATGGAGACGTGCAACTAACCTTGCGCTCCAGTATCTTTTGGTCACCGGCAATGCCCTCGAAATGATGCAAGCTGACAACTCTATTCGTGTCTTTCGTTTAGACCAATATTGTGTGTCGCGTGATATCACCGGCGCAGTCAAAGAGATCATCACTGAAGAGTACCTCAGTCCAGAAGCACTGCCAGAATCCGCACGGAAACTGGTTGCGGCTGATGACTTCGCGCAAAACTCTGTGCCGCTTTATACACACTGCAAGATAGACCGTGACGGCGTTTTCGTTTGCTACCAAGAGATCAACAGCAAGAAAGTCGCTGGGTCTGAGGGTCGTTATGAAACACTCCCGTACAATGCATTGCGCTACACCAGTGTCATCGGCGAGGATTACGGGCGAGGCAAAGTGGATGAGCATTTGCCAGATTTACGCACGGTTGACGCCTTGTCCAAATCGATGCTCGACGGTGCCGCAATGGCTAGTCGCAACGTCACCATGATCAGGCCGAATGCTGCCGGTGGTCTCAACTTGCGCCGTAGGTTTGCCAAGGCCGACAACGGTGAGATCATCATTGGAAATCCAGAAGACGTCGTGATGTTGCAATTCGCCAACAACAGCGGAATGCAACTCTGTGCTAACGAACTCGAAAGACAGACCCGCGAACTGTCGGCGGCGTTTCTCATGGGCGCGGAGACCGTAAGGGACTCGGAACGTACCACAGCGTTTGAAGTCCGCAAGATGACCGAACAACTCGAAGGAACTTTGGGTGGTGTCTACAGCCAGCTAAACGCAGATATGCAGCAAGCACGTATGTCACGTCTAGTGATCCAAATGAAACGCAGCGGACAGCTACCGCCTTGGCCTGACGGAATGGTCGAGCCGGTAATCTTGACGGGTCTCGAAGCACTGGGTCGTGAGCAAGACATCTCGCGTGTCCAAACGGCTCTCCAGTTTATCCAAGGGATGCCGCCTGAGACGTTGGCTTACGTTAAGTTTAGCGAGTTACTTGGCAAAGCGTTCCACGGGCTGAACCTTCCCGACGCTGTGCGGTCTGAGGAAGAAGTCCAACAAATCCAACAGCAACAACAACAGCAAGCCGCAATGATGCAAGGCGCACAAGCGATGGCGGGTGCGGCTGGTCAAGCGGTCGGCGGCATGGCTGGCGAACAAGCGATGATGCAACAGTAATCACACGAACTTTACGACACTAAGAGAGGTGACGCATGACAGACCAAACGATCACAGAAGGTAGTCCAGAATATAACGAAGCGATGGCGACAAAGTTCCAAAATCGTGAAGTAGCCGACGTCGATCCGGTTGAGAAACTACCCGTTGAGGGCAAACCAGAAGGCGGGCATGACAAGTTCTATAACGCTGAAACAGGTAAATACGATTGGCAAAATCACGCAAAAGAACTTGATTACAAACTTAATGGTAAACCGGCAGAACCAGCGAAAGCTGAAGACAACACGCCTACTGGCGAAACTGAGACAAACGACGAGGCTGTTGCTGACATCGTTTCGACCGCCGGTCTGGACCCTTCAGAACTCCAGAAGCAAATCGAAGCAGACGGTAATCTATCGGATGAGGCATACGCCGCTCTGGCTAAAGTGGGTCTCGGACGCGATCTTGTGGAAACTTACGTCAACAACATGGTTTTCAGGCAAGAAGCCAGTGCCAACGCAGCACTTGAGTATGCTGGCGGTGAAAGCGAATGGAACGCGCTATCCAACTGGGCGAAAGAGAACGTGCCAGAAGGCGAGGTAAATCGGTACAACGAAATGCTGAACACCTCGGAATGGAAAGTCGCCATCGACGCGCTGAAGATGCGACAACAGCAATCCACCGGAGAACCCTCGCTGTTGAACGGTACGGGTATCACCACGTCCACATCGTCTGGCTATCGATCCAAAGCCGAAATGAAAGCGGATATGTCGAACCCCGCTTACCAAACTGATCCAGCGTTTCGACAACAGGTCGCGATGAAAATGCAACGTGCACAATGGGATTTAGAATGATGCCAAAGAAAAAAGGGCTTTATGCAAACATGAATGCCAAACGAAAAGCTGGGACGTCAAACCCAAAGTCAAAATCGACAATAAGTCCCAAAGCATACTCAAATATGAAAAAGGGATTTCCCAAAAAATAAACTTAGGGGGCTTAACGCCCTCTATTTTTTTGCTTATGGAACATGCTTCTGCCGAATGCACTTGCCCCGCTGACGGCAACCAGAGGTTACTTACTGAGACCGGCAAGTCTCCAAGTGACCTAGCCCCACACTGATTACAATTTGACCCGATAAGTCGGACAATCTCTTTGGAAAAGACGAAGGCGAAAAGAACCCTTTTAATCTTATTCAAATGGAGACTGACATGGCCTTTGGCGATGCATCAAGTCCAGTTCGTTTTGGTAAAGGTGCGAGTAGCGGTCCAGTAGACAACCGCAGCCTGTACCTCGATATCTTTGGTGGTGAAGTTCTCACCGCTTTTGACAATGCGACTGTGACCCTCGACAAGCACACCGTGAAATCACTCAACGGTGGTGCTAAAAGTTACCGCTTCCCGAAAACTTGGAAAGCAACCAGTGAATACCATACTCCTGGGCAAGAAATGCTCGGTAATGATTTCACCACGTCCGAACTGACAATTAACGTAGATGACATCCTTGTGTCTCACTACGCGATTGCAGACCTCGACCGTATCCTGTCGCACTTCGACATGCGTTCTATCATCTCAGCCGAGATGGGCAGGGCGCTTGCTAAAGTGTTTGACCAGAACGTGTTCCGTCAGATGATCCTTGCAGCCCGTCAAGCGGCTGTGTCACCATTTCCTGGTGGTTCATCGATTGTTGACACTGGTCTCGCACCTAATAGCGGCGGCGTGTACAACGGTAAGGAGTGGATCGAAGCGATCCGCAACGCCAACATCGTGCTTTTCAACAAAGACGTTCCAGAGGACATGCCGCGATATCTCGCTGTGACCACTGAAGTCTTTGATGCGATCAAGTACGCTCAAGACGCTTCCAATCAGTACCTCGTTCTGAACCGTGACTTTGCGGGTCAGCCGAATACCGGTGGTGTTGCTGGTCGTGCTGACACGATGGTAATCGATGGTGTGACGATCTGCAAATCGCGGAACATTCCGACCACTAACGAAACGTCAACAGCGACTGTCTACAGCAAGTATCGTGCGAACTACGCAGACACCGTTGGTGTCATGTGGTGTCCACAATCTGTAGCGACCGTCAAGCTGCTTGACATCAGTATGGAAACTGAGCGCGACGTGCGTCGTTTGGAAGACTTCATGGTCTCCAAAATGTTCGTGGGGCATGGTACTATGCGTCCAGAAATGGCTATCGAATTTAAGAAAGCCTAAACGATTTAAGGGGCATCTGCGGGTAATTCCGTGGGTGTCCCTTTTTTTTTGAATTTGGAGAAACCCAATGCTGACAAAGATTGAAGCAGTCAACATCATTCTGAATGTCATTGGTGAGACACCAGTGTCCAGCTTGGCTAGTGGTCTGCCCGACGCTGAAGCCGCCGACTCAAACTGGACCAGACGGTCAAAGAGGTTCTGGCTAAAGGCTGGCAGCAAAACTCAGAACTAGGCATTACGCTTAGTCGAAATAGTGACAACGAAATAATGGTGCCTGACCAGTACCTACGAGTGGACACCGTGGGCGACGATAAGGACGTAAACGTGACGGTCCGCAAACAGGACGGTAAACGTAAGCTGTTTGATATCGGCAAGTATGTCTACACCTTCGACCGTGATCTCAAAGTAGACGTTTTGATCTCGTTAGATTTCGATGCGCTAAACTTTGAACTCCAGAACTACATCGCATTCCGTGCGGCCCGAAAGTTCCAAGAGTCCGCGATGGGCAGCACATTGCTCGACAGTTTTGCGGCTCGACAAGAGCAAGAAACATACGCTGCTTTGATGGACGCTGAAGCTGAGAATGAAGACAACAACATACTGACTAGTAGTGCGTACATGTCCTACGCGACATACCGCAACTCACCGATATCGGGGAGATAACAATGGGAAAACTAGTCGAACAACAGATCAAGACACTTTACCAAGGTGTCAGCCGACAACCTGATACCGTCAGGCTCCCAGGACAAGTACAAGAAGCTGACAACGTGTTAGTTTCTGTCGTGCACGGCGGCATCGAAAGCCGTCCATCAAGCCGACATATTTCGAACATCTCTAGTATCTCCGCTAGTCACAAACCGGCGATCTACGCATACGCGCGTGACGCTGCCGAACAATACATGATCGTGGTGAACAACAATACGATCAGAGTGTTTGACCTCGACGGAGTCGAAAAGATTGTCTTTACGCCAAACGGTGTGGGTTACATCACGGGTGCTGACGTCGATGATATCTCGTTCGTCACACTGGCAGATTATACCGTGATTGCAAACTCGCAAAAAACCGTGGCGATGACTGCCAGTACCTACACCGATCCGTATCGCGCACTGATCAATTGTAGGACTACTAACAATGCTACCAGTTACACAATTAAAATAACGACAGGTGGATCGACCACGACGGTTTGGTCATACAGTGGGGACTCTTTAAGCGGCACAGAGGTCCAATCGAATATCAATTCGAACATCTCGTTGCCCTCTGGGTTCACTAAAACTGAACTCGACCAGACCATATTGATCCAAGGAAACGCAGCGTTTGAGATAGAACACACGGGCAGTGATGCCACATACGGGCCGTGGACGATGACAGAAGTCGTAGGCAAACGTGAGTATCTACCGCTAGACGCACCTACGGGATACAACATTCGGGTCGGTGCAAACGTCGATGGTGAACAATTCGGATACTGGGCGCAGTTCACGCCCGACGAAGGGGGCTGGGGCGAGTCCGCTGATCCATACGCAGCTAATGCGTTTGATCTCACTACGATGCCGCACTTTTTGATCCGCAACGCTGGTGGAACCTTTACGTTTCAACAGGGTGCCTACACTAGTAGGATCGCTGGTGACACAACGACCGCACCTGATCCCGATTTTGTAGGCTCTCAGATTACGGCTCTGGTCTACCATCGTAATCGGTTAGGTGTCGTTGCCGGTGAGAACATTTTCTTCTCGCAAGCGGGACACTACTTTACGTTTTGGGCTGACTTTTCGACACAATCCTTAGACAGCGACGGGTTTGGACTAACAGTGTCATCTGACACAGTGAACAAACTGCAACACGCAACGGCATTTCGTCGGTCACTCTTTCTGACAAGCGACAAAGCCCAGTTTGAAGTTTTTGGGTCGGACAAACTGTCACCATCGACTGCCAGTGTAGACCGCTCAACGACCTATCTGACTGAAACAAAATGCCGTCCGATCACGCTTGGTAACACTTTGTATTTTGCAGCGCAGTCTGGCAGAGACGCAGTGGTCTTTGAATATCAATACGATGACACGTCGGTGTCAAACATCGCGCAGGACATCACGCTGCACGCACTGGGCTACGTTCCCGCACCAATCATCCGCATGACGGGCGATCCAACTAATGACATGATTTTTGTACTCAGTGAGAGTGAGCCAAACGCAATCTTTTGCTACAAAATGTATCTAGACGGGAATACCAAAGCACAATCAGCTTGGACCAAATGGACGTTTGGAACTGGCACTATAGTCAAATTCATACAGATCATTAACGGTGAACTGTTTGTGGTCCTCACGCGCAACGGCGCGACAGTCTTTGAGAAAATCTTTCTGAGATACGAATTGTCTACCGAAAAGCATCCCTACCAGATCAGCATGGATCGTCAGGTATCACTGACAGGAACCTATGCCGCCGGTACGGGTCTGACTACTTGGACCACACCAATCAGCATCGACCGTTGTGTTGTCTACCGATTTTGCAACAGGCCTCGTTGGTGAAGTTCTAAACGTCTCGTACCCGACTACCACAACGATCACAGCGGTTGGAGACTTTAGCGGCGGTGCAGCTATCGTTGGGACCACGTTTACCTCTCGCGTAGTTCTCTCGAAGCTGTACCCGCTTGAACCTCAGAATCAAACGACCATTACGACCGGACGCTTTCAGTTAAAAAACATGAAGTTTAACTTTAAAGACACGGGCCATTTCAAAGTGCAAGTGACGCCAGAACGTCGAACCGCGAAAACTTACAAGTTTAATGGACGGCTTGTAGGCTCTGAGATTAACTTAATTGGCACAGCGGCAATCGAACCACTTGGATCATACAAGTGTCCCGTGATGTCACGCTCCGACACCGTGGATATTCAGATTCTAAATGACACCGAAAAGCCAATGAACATCACGTCGATAGACTACACTGGGTTGTTCAACGAAATAACGAGAGCGGGGTAGACGCCATGTGTAATCCAATGGACGTCCTAAGTATTGGCTTGGCGAACCATCAAAGAAAGATCGCAAAGCAACAAGCAGATCAAGCCGCCGCCAGAGCGCAAGTGCAGTTGCAGCAAGAATACGCAGCCGCACAAGCGCAAACCACCGCTGAGTACATTGAAACAGGCCGCAAGATGGCTGACGAACAAGCGCGGGACTTCGACGAAAAGTCAGACGCTCTTCGTGCAGCTAATGAATCACTAGGTACTTTAAGAGCGACCGAAACAGCGTTGTCTGACGCATCGCTCGGCACGATCCTGTTCGAAGAAGCTTACGGCAACGCGCTCAACTATTCGCGCCTAGACAAGACCAGCCAGAACGCGCTGTTGGCTTTAGAAAGCGAAAAGAAAGCCAGTACGCAAAACTACATTAGCCGCACGACGCTGGCTGCAAATCAGACAACCAACACGCTGGCTGAAGTCTCAGCGCGTAAAACAAATGCTGACCTACAGTTCATGTCTTCAACACTTAAAGTGGGACAAGAAGCGTACAGTCGTAATAAGCAACAATCAGGCGCAAGTGGAGGCTACTAATGGCTA